GTACAAGAACTGGCTGCTGCTTCAGCAACCAACTACCAAAACGAAGGTGCAGACGCTACTTACGAAACTCCGACTGCCACCACTCGTTTGGGTAACTACATGCAAATCTCGCAAAAAGATGCACAGGTTTCTGGCACTCTGGATGCTGTTGATAAAGCTGGCCGTGACAAAGAAGTTGCCTATCAGAAAGTTCTGAAAGGTCTTGAGCTTCGTCGTGACATCGAAAAGTACCTGCACTCAGACACCGCTCGCAGCGGTTCTGACCCTCGTAAAGCTGGTACGCTTTCAAGCTGGATTACCAACGTAGACGATGCCTCTGGCACTTCTGCTGCTACTGGTGACGGTTCTGATGTTCCAGATATGGCTGGTACTGACCGCGCCATGACCCTGGCTCAAATCGACAATGCAATGCAAGCTGCTTACACCGATGGTGGTCAACCAAACATGCTGGTTGTTTCTCCTTCTAAAAAAGCTGCTTTCAGTGACTTGAACTCAGGTTCAGTTGCAACGAACCAAATCAACTACACTGCTCCACGTGAAGCAGCCATCGTTGGTTCAGTTTCATTGTACCTGTCTGACTTTGGTCAACTGGACGTTGTAATCGACCGCTTTGCTTCGGACGACCGTGTGTACCTGCTGGATAGCGATTACGCTTCTGTCTGCACACTGCCAAACCGTAACTTCACCGTCCAAGAGATGGCGAAAACGGGTGACTCTGAGAAGTTCCAAATCATTACTGAATGGACACTCAAAGTTTCAGCTCCAAAAGCTCACGCAGCCGTTTACGACCTGTCGTAAGTTGCTAGGGGGTAGCTTCGGCTACCCCCACTAACTTTAGGGAAGATTATGAGTAAGAAGCTATTAACAAGGGACGCCGCTACAGGGAAAGAAACGTGGGCGCATTTTGACCACGAAGGGAAAATTATTTTTGAAAGCAATCAAAATGTTGATGCACTGATTGCTAACAATAGAAATGAGCGAAATGAATATCGTTCTGGCAGCTTGCAAGGAAACACACAGAGACACCAACAGAAGGTTGCGGAAATACCCACAGCATTGTATCATCAGTTAATTCAAGAGTTGGGTCAGCCGAAAGACAATCCTAAAGGTTGGAAAAAGTGGCTCAATGATTATGACAATCGGTTTTTTAGAACCAGTGGCGGTAGAGTGTAATGGCAATCGGAAATTATTCAGAACTAAAAACAGCGATTGCTAATTTTTTAGCTCGTGACGACTTAACTGACCGTATCCCTGAGTTTATTTCTTTGGCTGAGGCTCGAATGGGCCGCGAGCTTGGAACACGCTCTCAGACAAAACGAGCTAATGCCACCCTGACTGCTGGGGATGCTTTCGTCTCTCTTCCAACAGATTTACGCTCTATACGCTCTATTAAGCTGAACACCACACCTGCTGAAGTTCTTGAGTTTTACACGCCTATGGCTCTTGATAGTTACTATACATCTAGCGCAACTGGTAAGCCTCGTGCATATACAATATTTGGGACTGAGGTTAAGTTTGCCCCAACCCCCGACAGTGCATATACGGTAGAGCTTATTTATGGCGAGGGCATGGATGAGCTTTCTGACAGCAATAGTAGCAATACAATTTTAACTCGCCACCCTGACGCATATCTGTATGGCTCTTTGGGGGCGGCTGGTGTATATTTGATGGACGATGCAAAGACTGGTTTGTATGAGCAGTTGTTTACACGAGCAATTACAGAAATTAAAAGAGAAGAAGCTGAAAGTCAGTTTGCTGGTTCTGCTCTTCAAATGAAATCTGACTACGGAGAATAGACATGAGCGCAATGAGCGATTATCTTGAGAACAAGTTTCTTGACCACTTTTTAGGCACAGCAAGCACTTCTGCTCCTGCCGCTGTTTACATTGGACTACACACATCTGACCCCACTGACGCTGGCCTCACTGGTGGCGAAATCAGCGGCAATGGCTATGCTCGCCAAGCTATGGCTTTTGGCGCGTCTTCATCTGGCACCGCATCTAACAGTAGCGCCGTTGAGTTTCCTGCTGCATCTGGTGGTGATTGGGGAACAATTACTCATATCGGTATTTATGATGCCTCCTCGTCGGGCAACCTGCTTTTCCATGCAGCGCTGACAACATCAAAAACAATCAGCGATGGTGACATCTTTAAGGTAGCAGCTTCAGGCGTTGATATTACGGCAGCTTAACTATGGCTGACATTGTAGGGCCAACACTTGAGCAGCTAGACAACTGGGGAACTTTAGATAGTTTACCATATTCCCTAGACAGTTCTATATGGCTCACCGCTGCTTTGCGTGAGGGGGAGTCGTCCCCTGCTACATCATCATCTGTATCTGCTGCTGGCTTCATTATTAAAATTGCTGGTGCTGCTGCCTCAACCTCAGTTGCAGCGACATCTAGCGGTATTCGTCTTGTCACTGGCGCAAGCAGCTTAAGCGTTTTATCGTCCGCTTCTGCCTCTGGTGGAATAGTGGTGTTGGGTGCAAGCTCGCTTTCTACGCTTGCATCTATTGTCGCCCGTGGCGGAACTCTTGTTTTTGGTTCTGCTGACCTTGAGGTGTTCGCAATTATTCCAGATGCAAAAGGTAATTTTGAAACTTTTGCGGATAACATTTCTATGGCGCCTGTCGCCACGGGTGTTGTTGAGGCTGAGAGGCTTGGGGAATTGTGGGGTGTTATTCCAGACGAAGGTGAGGTATGGTCTGAGGTAGCAGATGAAGGTGAAACTTGGACAATAGTGTCCGATGAAAATGAAGGTTGGAATTGGCAATGATTAGATTTGGGGACTTCTTACCCGACCAATCGGACTTTGGAAACTCTGGTGTTACAGTAGCAAATAACGTAATTCCTGCGGCTACGGGTTACGAGAGTATGCAAGATATTTCTCCCATTAGTGGCGCGGCTGACGAAGTAATTGTTGGTATGTTTGCTGCTGCTGATGACAATGGAAATGTGGGGCTGTACGCCGCTGACCGCACAAAGATTTATCAGTTCAATGGGAGCGATGGTTCCCTTGACAACATCAGCAAGTCTGGCAACTACAGCACTGACGCAAACGACCGTCCTCGCTTTGTGCAGTTTGGTGAGGCTGTAATTAGTACAAATTTTGCCGACCCCATTCAAACCATTACGGCCGCTGCATCTGGTTTATTTTCTGACCTTTCCGCTGACGCACCCAAGGCCAAATACATTGCTGTGGTGCGCGACTTTGTGATGACTGGTTTCACAAATGACACGACAGATGGTAACAAGCCATATCGGGTTCGTTGGTCAGCTCTGGGCGATTATACGAGTTGGGCTGTTTCCGCTACAACGCAAGCCGACTTTCAGGACATTCAAGATATGGGTGATGTTACTGGACTTGTGGGCGGTGAGTATGCAACAATTCTTATGGAAAAAGGTATTGTGCGTGGCAGTTATGTCGGTGCGCCTCTGATATTCCAGTTTGACAAAGTAGAAACAGTGCGTGGCTGTAAGGTTTCTGGCAGCGTTTGTAATGTTGGTCACAGTGTCTTTTATCTGGCTGATGATGGTTTTTATATGTTTGACGGCGAGCGCTCTCAGGCTATAGGAGCAGAAAAAGTAAACCGTTTCTTTTTAGAGGATTGGAACGGTGCATACGCCAAGAATATGACTGCTTCTGCTGACCCTCTGCGCCAGATTATTGTTTGGTCTTATGCAAGCACGGCGTCTACAAATGGCTCACCTGATAAACTTATTATCTACAATTATGCCCTTGATAAGTGGAGTACTTCATCTGTTGCTGTGGATATGGTTGCACCTATTTATACCGCTGGTTACACTCTCGAAGGTCTTGATTCTGCTTTTGGCAATCTTGACATATTACCTGCTTCTCTCGACGGTGCTGTCTATCGTGGCGGTGAGTTTTTATTTGCCGCTTCTAAAGACAAAAAAATCCAAACCTTCACGGGAGACACGTTAGGCGCGACTATAGAAACCTCTGAGTTTGAAGTTCGCACGGGGTCTAGCTCTTTAGTCAATAACATTATCCCTTATGTAACCTTGCGTGAAAGTGCTAGTGCAACAGTCACCGCTCAGGTGGCGTCTAGAAGCCGCCAAGTTGACACCTTTACCTTCGGTAGTGTTTCTAGCTTAAACAGCGACAATCTCTGTCCAGTGCGCTCCAGTGGACGCTACCATCGCGTTAGGTTAAATCTAAGTGGGGAATGGAAGAAGGTTCAGGGTATTGATGTTGACGCAAATACAATGGGTCGTAGATAATGGCTAATCAATATCGCAGATTGCCGAATATGGGTGGTACGCCTCGTGAGGTCGCAGAGGTGGTCAACAACCTTGTGGAAGGAAAGATAAACTCAACTGGTGCATTTCAGTTGTCCGCAAGCTCTACAACAACAACCGTAACAGACCTGCGTGTAAACCCTAACAGCGTAATTCTTTGGACGCCTAAGTCCTCTAATGCCGCTCAGGAGCTGTCTCATCTTTATCTTAGCAGCGTAGGCAAGCAAACCTTTACACTTACACACCGCAGCAACTCAAATACAGATGACATTCTTTTTCATTACGCTGTTCTAGGATAGCATTTACAATCGGTACATAACCGTATAAATTAAAGCCAGAGGTATAAAAATGGCAGACGGAACTACAGAAACAATAACACAGTCGGGCGCTGATGCTTTTACCAAGCCCTTCTTGCAGTATGGCATGTCAGAAGCATTGCGCCAGTATCAAGCTGGTGCGCCGCAGTTTTATCAAGGACAGACATACGCTGGATTCACACCCCAGACAGAACAAGCCCTTCGGATGCAGGAGCAACGCGCCTTAGCTGGTAGCCCATTGGTTCAGCAGGGTCAGGCAACGCTTGGCTCATTTCTTGGTAGCACAGGGGCGCAGGGACAGTATGTGCCTCCTGCACAGTCTGGTTTGCTTACTGGCGCCATTCAACGCGCCCTCGACCCTGTACAGGCTCGCGTACAAAGCCAACTGGCTCAACGTGGTCGCTTGGGTTCTGGTGCTGCTGCTGACGTTATGACTCGCGCTCTTGGTGACGTTGCCGCCAATGTAGCTTATCGTGACTTTGACACTCAGCGCCGCCTTGGTCTTCAAGCTGCTCAGTTGGCTCCATCAATGGCCGCTGCTGACTATTCAGACATCTCTCGTTTGCAACAGGTTGGTGCTGCCCGTGAAGCTCAGGCTGAACGCGGTATTCAAGAGGCGATGCAGCGTTATCAGTATGAGCAGAACGCGCCTATGACACAGTTGGCTCAGTATCAAAACCTTATTGCTGGGTTCCCTCAGGGAACTACATCAACGCAAATTACACCATACTTTGAGCCTAGCACTGGTCAGAAGTTCTTAGGTGGCGCAGCAGCTCTTGCGGGTGTTTTGGGCGATAAAGCAAGTTTCGGAGAGAAAGCAACGGCTGGTCTAGCTGGTGGCTTGTTAGGATTATTCTAATGAATTATTTAGGCAATTTATTACAGACTCGTCGTCTTCCATCTACGCAAAGCGGATTGTTACAAGGCAATACGTTTAGGGGCCAGCCTATGGGTGTGTCTCCTATTCGTGGAATGGCTGCTCAACAGGCGGCATTGCCACTGACATCTGGCTCAATGTATCAAGGGCCGTTTTCTGAGCTAGAAGACCAAGCCGTGGCGCAAGGTCAGCGTGTTTCATCTGGACTGGGTGGCGTAGCAAGAGGTATTGGTGGCGCGTTTACTGGAGAGGGTTCATCTGCTCGCCTGTCTGCTTTGGGCGCTTCTTTGTTGCAAGGCCCAAGCCGAACACCTATCTCTCTTGGCTCTAGCTTGGCTCAGGGCTTGTTGGCTGGCAACATTGCTGCACAGCAGGAGGCGGACCGTAGGTTTAATCGCAGTCTTCTTGAGCAAAAGGCTCAAGCTGAAGCAGATAAGCTAAAATTAGAACAAGATAAAGCAAGAATGGAAAGCGCCTCTTTCGGCGGCCTTGGGAAAAGTGCTATGGAGGCCGAGCAGAAACTTAGAAAAGAGTATGACGCGAGGTCAAAGGACTACAGGGAAGCAAGGACTGGGTACTCCAGGGTTATCTCGGCTGGCACGGCGAAAGCTCCAACTGGGGCGGATGACATTGCGTTGATTTTTGGATTTATGAAAACTGTTGACCCTGGTTCCGTTGTCCGAGAGAGTGAGTTTAGTCTTGCTCAGGATACTGGAGCGGCGCCTGAAAAGGCCAAGGCATTTATTAATCGTGTCGCCCGTGGCGAGAGGCTCACTCCGATGATGCGGCGATATTTTGTTGAGGCTGCGGGTCGTCAATTTGCTGGCATACAAGGACCGCAGAGAGACCTTGAAGAACGGTATAAACAAATTGCAGAAAGCTATAACCTAAACTCCTCTCGCGTTGTTCAGCCGCTTTCAGCCACCTTTAAGGGGGTGCAGGAAGTGCCAGTTGGTTCAGCCTCAGAACCACATAAGGTTTCGAGTCAAAGTGAAGGGGAATCTTTACCAAAAGGCAGCATTTTTTTAGTTGAAGGTGAGCAGCGCGCTCAGGTGGTTGAGTAAATATGGCATCCAGGTATTTAACAGATGATGAACTTGACGTTCTAACCCCAGAAAACACTCCGACACAGAACATACGGTTCGCTCTTCAGGGTGGGCTTCTTGGTGGCGCAGAGGAGGCGGAAGCGTTTTTGATGAACCCCCTATCTGCCACGGGTCTACTCGGCACAAGTCCAAAGGCTTATGAGGAATACCTCGCTGATGTACGTCAAAAACTAGCCGCCGCTCGCGAGGTGTATCCGGTTCAGTCCACTGCGGCTGAGATTGCCGGTGGTGTTGCTTCGTCTGTCCCCCTCATGATGTCTGGTGCGGGTGGCCCTGCCGCCGCAGCCAATGTCGGCCGCATTGCTGCATTGACTGGTAGATTGGGAAAGCCAGCCGTTGGCGGCGCCGCCATGGGTGGTGCGTATGAGTTTGGCACCGGAGAGGGTGGTTTCCAGGAGCGCCTTCGTGGGGTTCCCGAGGCGGCGTTGACCGGCGCTGTGCTGGCCCCTGTGCTTGGGGAGACTGTCGGCCTCGTCGGAAGAGGCGCGGTCGGCCTTGTAGACCTTGCTAAAAGAAAATTTGGTGGACGCGCTGCAACAGCCGTGGACCAGGAGTTCCAAAAAATTGCTCAGGAAGCTGGGATTGATGTTGATGAGGCTATCGAGCGCGTTGCCAATGGTGAAATTATTGCTGACTTGAGCGCAACAGCACGAGCCACGTTGCGTTCGTATAAGGCCCAAATCAGCGACCAGATGGAAAAGAGAATTAGGGAGCGTCCGGCAGAGCTTCGGGGAAGGGCTATGGGGGCGGTACAGCGAACCCTCTCACCAGACGCTGATGAAAACGTAATTTTGCAATTCAAAAAAGGCGTCGAGGCAAATAAGAGTGAAGCCAGCGATGCCTACGACGAAATTTATGAGGCCGCCGGAAAGCTCAACCCTAGAATTATGGACGATGTCCAGGAATCTATTTCTTTTGCCCCAGAAGCAGCCAAGGAAATCAACACCATTATACGTCTCCAGGAGGGGGGCAAGGTGTCTCCCTTGGTCGAAATTGTTGACGGTGTTGCCGTGTTGACAAGAATACCGAGCCTTAAAGAGCTGGAGGCTGTTCGCCAAGGCTTCTCTCAGCTTGCCCAGGACTCCAAGGGCGCAATTCGTACCGAGTACAATAAAATACAAAACAGAATTAGGGCTATGGTAGATGATGCATCTCCTGAGCTGAAGGCCACTAGAGCAAAATGGGCTTCTATTGAGCAAGGGGCGGAGGCATTTGAACGGGGCCGGAAGGTGTTTGGTAAATCAGCAGATGATATTGAGATGGCGTTTGAGGAAGTTTCAAATATGAGCGACAGTGCTTTGGCAGCCTTCCGCTCCGGTGTCATGGACGCCATACGCCGCAAGATGGGGACCGGCAGAGCGACATCTCTTCCACGCCTTCTTACCGATATGGATAAAAAGGAAGCCCAGATATTCCAAACCATTTTCCCTGGCGACACATATCAAGAAACCTTCCGTGCCTTAGACCGAGCTGCTCGCTCTCAAGAGACCAGAAATCAAGTTTTGGGCGGGTCTCAAACAGCCGAGACCCTTATCAGAGAGGCTCGCCAGGGTAAGGGCACAACACTGGCGAATGTAACAGATGTTGCGGGAATGAAGCTCGGCAGCCCGATTGCGGCTGCTCGCCTTCTTAATAGAGCGCTCGGCGCATTAGACGAAACCTTGAGTGACGCGCAAAAGCGACAGGTTGCACAGCTTCTCATGGAAGAGAACCCCGATGTCGTAGCCAGGGCTTTGAAGGATAGTTCCGGCTTTAATGAACTCACTAAATTGGCCGAAGCTCTATCCAAAAGAATACGAGCTGCCGGACAAGTTGGCGCGGCACAGGTTGGCTCTGGAGCGACAGAAGACTTTACAGGATTGTTAGGAAATTAAACAATGGCAAAGAACAGTATTACGGATTACAGCAAAACAGCCGCGTCAAACACGGACATTCAGTCTGTTGACATTGACGAGAACTGTCTTCCTAGCGGTATTAACAACGCTATCCGCGAGCTTATGGCTGACTTGGCTGAGGTAAACGATGGGACGGTATCCCTAACCAGTCCTTCTTTCTCTTCTGTTAATGTTGACGGTGGTACAATCGACGGAGCCGTAATCGGCGGCACAACGGCGGCGGCTGGCTCGTTTACATCAGGTTCATTTACCGGGAATGTATCTCTTGGTGACAATAATAAGGTTATTCTGGGCGCGGGTTCAGACCTCAATCTGTATCACGATGGCTCTGACAGCATAATCGAGGATACTGGCACGGGCGACCTTATTATTAAGGCTTCTACGCGCATTTGGATGAAGGGTATTAACGACGAAACTCTCATCAGGTCTACAGAAAACTCTCAGATTTCGTTGTACCACAATGGTGCTGAAAAACTGTCTACCCTGAGCAATGGCATTTATATCTATGGCTCGATTACGGCTGGAAGCGCCTCCATCACTGGAGAGCTTACTGCTGACAGTTACAATGAAACGTATGATGCGCTTTCAGGTACCACTCCGACTGTTAATTGCCATGATGGTAATTTGTTCAGCTTGACGACTTCTGGAAACACCACATTCACGTTCAGCAACCCACCAGCTTCGGGTACAGGCTTTGGCTTCACGCTGAAGTTGGTCGCTGGCGGAACACACACAATCACATACCCAGCCTCTGTTGATTGGGCTGGCGGCACAGCCCCAGATGCACCCGCCTCTGGCGAGACTGATGTGCTTGCGTTCATTACGCATGATGGCGGCACAACTTGGTATGGCTTCCGCGCTGGGGACGCAATGGCATGAGCATAGCCAGAAAAATTCAGATGGCTACTGCTGGCTCTGCTGTAGCAGGATTTAGTCCTGCAAGCATAAGCGACCTAAAGCTGTGGCTTGACGCCACTGATACATCTACCCTGTATCAGGACTCGTCAAAGACCACTGCTGTTTCATCTGACAACGACCCAGTAGGCTGCTGGGAGGACAAGTCTGGCAATGGATTTGACCACGACCAGGGAACGTCAATCAACAGACCAACATTCGACACAACAACAATGGGCTTAAACAGCCTAAATCTCGATAACTCTGTTGACAGTGGCAAGGGCCAGTTTCTTGAGAACTCTACTTGCACGGATACAATTACTATGTTCATAGTTCTGAACTATGGAACCAATTCAAATGCCGGGTCATCTTTTGGCATCGGTGCGTCATACAACGGATACTTTACATTCGCGGCTGGCTCATCACTGAACTATGTGTCAACATCTCCGACTGGCTACAGAACCGTTGGCGATAGCTACACCCGTATCGCGGCAGGGAATGACGCGATTATTACTGGTGATTTGGTAAACTTTCTCCGTGAAAACGGAACTCAATATGCCATGAACAACCCCTATAATTACTCCAGTCACTCTGGTAATGTCGGTTCGTATGTTGGACGCCGAGGCTTAACGCCCAATAATCACACGCCCTTCAACGGGAATATCGGAGAGATTATTGCCTACGAAAGAAGGTTGTCGTCAACTGAAATTGATGAGGTTGAAACCTATTTATCTGAAAAATGGAGCATTACAATATGATGTATGTAAAGACTATAGATGGTGCTGTTAGTAAGTTCCCCTACTCAACGTGGGAGCTTCGCCAAGAAAACCCTAATACTTCTTTTCCTAAGTCTCTAACAAGTGAAATTTTAGAGAGTTATGGTGTCTATGCTGTAACTGAAAACAAGCCAGACTTCGACCACCTTGTCCAGACATTGACTGCTGGCACCCCTGCGCCTCGTGATGGCGCGTGGCAGGTTGACTATGTGGCGGTAAATCTTTCAGAGGAAGACGCCAAAAATGCCGTAAGGTCTGAGCGCGACAATTTGCTGTCGGAAACAGATTGGATGGCTTTGTCAGATGTAGTTATGTCAAGCGAAATGACAGCCTATCGGCAGTCTCTGCGTGATATACCACAGCAACAAGGATTTCCGTTCGCTGTGTCTTGGCCGACAAAACCATAGAAAAAAAATAAAAACCTGATACATTAGGTTATCGGGGTCACTAGGAACCAGAAGAGATGAACGAAGAAATGAAACAAACAATAGATTTAGGAGCTGGTGGCGTGACCATGGGGGCTTATATGAGTTGGATTCCAGAGGTCACTGCGGTTGCTTCGCTTGCGTGGGTCATTCTGAGAATATATGAAACAGAAACCGTTAAAGCCCTGATTGAGAAATACAAAAAAAAGTAAATCATGGGTAAGGGGAACGAGGTAAAAATAGGCAGAGCGGGGGAGCTTATCGCCTCTGGGATAATCGAAGCACTTGGTTATCGCACCGTTCTCTGCCAGCAATCATCCTTTGATATGCTTCTTTTGCGCGACGATGAAACTCATTACAGAGTTGAGATTAAAACAACGTCTCGCTCTCACGGCAAACCCACCTCCAGATACTCATGGAACACAGCCTGTGGCTCCAAGGCAAAGCGCCCGTTAGACCCATCTTCCGTTGACTTGCTATGTCTAGTAGCATTAGACATCAGAAGGTGTTATTTTAGAGCGGTGTTCGAGCATGGGGTTGTGAGGTTTAATTTACCACTAGAGACAATCCTGCTTAATGATGAGAAGCAACAGCTAGACTATGCGCTTGAGCAAATTGATTCGCGGAGAGATAAATGTTGAATACGTTAATCGGCCCGATTGCCAACATTGCTGGCAGCTGGATGGAAGGCAAAGTCGAAGAGACGAAGGCGAAAGCCGTTGCCAAAGTTGAAAAGGCTAAAGCAGATGCAGAGGTTTCAAAAAAGGTTGCCTCTGGTGAAATCAGTTGGGAAGCGAATATGGCAGATTCGACCAAGGACTCGTGGAAAGATGAGTTTGCTCTCGTGGTTCTGCTCCTCCCGTCTATATTAGTTTTCATCCCCAGCCTGACAGATGATGTTAAGGCTGGCTTCGCAGTATTAAATGAGCTTCCAGAATGGTATCAATATCTCCTCTTCATAGCTGTCTCCAGTTCCTTCGGAATAAAAGGAGCAGACAAACTGATGAGCCTCAGAAAAAAGAAATAGCGCCTCTGCGTGAGGGCTATCTTTCTGAGAACTTTTCTTTGTCTGAGTTGACCAAGAGTCAGACAGCGCGGCGCCGTGGCATCGACAACACCCCTACGGAAAAGCACAAAACAGCCCTAAAAGCAGTGTGTTTACAAGTCCTAGAGCCGTGTAGAAAACACTTTGGCCGCAGTATCACCCCTTCATCAGGCTACAGAACCAAGGAGTTATGCAAGGCAATCGGCAGTAAGGTGTCGAGCCAACACGCCAAGGGTCAGGCCGTTGACTTCGAGGTTTCTGGCGTTTCTAACCTTGAGCTTGCAAAATGGATACGGGACAACCTGGAGTTTGACCAACTCATCTTAGAGTTCTATTGTGCTAAGAAGCCCAACAGCGGGTGGGTTCATGTCAGCTATCGCGCTGACGCTCCGTATGTAAATCGTAAAGAGTGTCTGACATATAATGGCAAGAGATATAAAAAAGGTCTAGGCGATGAGTAAGTACACCAAACCAAAACTGCGTGAGCGC